TTTGGAATCAACCTCGCAAATATACTCTACTTGTTTAGATGTCCATTCTATTGCAGTTACTTTTATTTTTACTTTACTCATCACTCCTCCTTTTTATAATTAGGATTATCTACAAGATCTAAATGGCTTAATATAACCCTCTCGTAATAATCGTAGTATTCATTAAATGAATCTTGGACATCATCGGTATATCTTGTTCCTCCATCATCATCTATAATATAAATTGCTCCATCTTCTTTAATTCTCTCATGTGCTAACTCGCATAATAAAGCAATTCTTGTATCATTACTTATTGTATTCATCACTCCTCCTCATAACCAAATTTCTTCAAGAAACTTAGTATTTCTGTTCGTTGTGGCTCTTTACATTCTTTAAACAACCATCTCTCTATCAATAATAATCTTTCTACCTCATCTATTGTATCTTTATATTCACAATCCAACCTCGTGCAAACACCATCTAATATATCGCCTTTTGTTATATGATATTCTTTCATTACTTCTTTCATCACTCCTCCTCTTTGTCAGTTAATAGTGATTTGTGTTGTTTTATAGTCCATTTAACATAATCATCATCTCCATGCACCATTAACAATCTATCTTTAAACTCATTTACTAACATTTCATTTATATCTGATTTTGTTATTTTACTCATCACTTCTCCTTTTTTATTTTATTAAAACTATAACCCATTTTATAATTTGATACCAAATCCAAACGGAAATTATAATTATACTGATCCAAACCAATCCACGCATTATAACTCCTCTACTTTTTCTTCCTCGTATTCTGTGTAAAGATCATCTAAACACGTTTTACAAGTTGGTTCATTTTCTACAATTTCAATAAATATTTCTGTATATCTATCACAATAAAAACAATTTTCTTTCATTTCATACTCCTTATAATTTTTTGTATCTCATCTTCTAATCTTTCTCTATTCCTTAGTGATTCATCGATCATTATTTTAGCAAGTTTAAGTCCACCGACACCTGTTGTTAAATGTCTGTTTAGGTCTAAATCTGGCAATTTTTCAAATAGTTCATATGTTTTAATGTCAAACTGCCTATCATCTAAAAACATTTTGGTAGCTTTTTCGGAATCAGATATATAACTCGGTATTGCTCTTTTAACCTTTTCATATATATATGTTTTTGATTTGTGAAAATTGGAGATAAAACCCACTCCGAATTATACCCATACCACCCAGAGCGATCATCATATTTTCTGGCAAAAACTATACCCCTATGCTGTCTTGGATAATGTTCACGATTTTCGAAAACACGATTTGCAAAATGTGATACATATTGACCTATTTTCATTTGCTACTCCTTTTTTTATAGTTTGGATCAAATCCAAGTTAAATTTATAATCAGATCAAAATCTAAGTTAAATTTATAATCAGAATCCAAGTTAAATTTATAATCAGATCAGAATCCAAGTTAAATTTATAATCAGAACCCAAGTAAAAAATATAATCCAAGCCTTGAAACGCAACCCCAAAATATAATCAGAATCGTGACCATAATTATAATATCTATCATATCTCTCATTTAGATTCCTTTATAAAACATTTTTTTAAATAGTATTCATCATTACCAAACTCAACATAATGATTATTAGATTGGCTATGGATTAAATATCTATCACATACTTTATCATAGATTATTTTATAATTAGTATTTGACCAATAAACAGATTTTCCACCAGTAACTGCATTTATTACATTTTTATATTTCATTTTGCTACTCCTTTATTTAGTTACTTTGTAATCGTATTTCCTAGCTACATAATTTATATGTTTGCTTGTTGTTACACTCCACCAACCCAAAGGCTTTATTTCCCTTTTTTCGTGGTCTATTTCTGCTACTCTTGTTAAGTAGCTAAATACTGCGTCATCACTTACAAGAAGATTTTCTTTATATCTGCCTAGCTTGTTTAAATTGCTTAGTTCTACTTTCATTTTTTACTCCCTTTTTTATTTGCTTAAGACTTTGCACAGCTTCCCAGCATTCAAAGTTTCGCCTATTATTAAAGGCTCATCAGTTAAGCTATTTTATTAACCCCAAATCCATTTTAGCATTTAAAACTTTTATATTATGCTTATGATTTACCATGCTTGTACGAATCACAACTTTTTTAATTTTTGGGTTATATTCATGCGTTGTTATTTTTTCATATAGTTTCATTTTACTTATTTCCTTTTTTTGTTTTAAGATTACCTTCTACCATGTAAAGAATAGTATTCAATTCAAATACAATGTGCGAACCGATTTCTTTATTCCTATCAGTACAATCTTTTTTTGCTACATATTTTTTGAAATGTTTAATCCTACTTTCTATCAATTCCTTATAACCAATCTTTGCTTTTTTGCACATTTTTGGTTTGCGCTCATTCTCTAGTTGTTCTTTAGAATCAATAAAGCCTATATAATCATTTGTTTTGCTCATTTGCTACTCCTTTTGTTTGTTATCCAGACCCACCTAAGTGGGTTTCGCTAGAATCTCACTAGCTCATCAGTGGACTAATATTCAATATCTATAAATTCAGATGTAAAGTAGTGCATACTTGAAGAATCATAGCCATGCTCATCTGTTAAATAGCTCTCTAAATCATTATCATGATTTTCTTCTAAGCAATCTAAATTTATATTCATAGCGTGAATAATTTTTATTTTTGCGTTGTTTGGCTCTACTATTATAATTTTGCTTGATAATTCTAAATTGTTGTTCATTTCTTTTACTCCTTATTTTAATCAGCTATACAACCATAACAATGATTGCAAACCCAGTTATTATTAAATTCTCCTTCATATACCCAAACACCATCAGACCATTCATCTATAAACATATCGTTACAACTCGCACACTCTGTTTTTTCTATATCCATTTTGCTACTCCTTTTTATTTAATTATTATTTTCCTAGACCTTATCGGTTTCTGCACTCCCTTTTATTAGGAAGTGCTTCATCAGTAGGATTTTTTATTTATCGTGATAAATTGATATGTCTGTTTTGCCAACCTCTATACCTGTAACGTCAAAATCATCAAAGAAACGATTAGCTCTCTTTATTTGATTGCCTTCAATATCGTTAGTATGAATCGCAAGACGACTTAAACCAAATGTTCCACTCGAAATTACCCCCACACTTGAAAGAGAACGTTTGTATTTTCTTTCGTTATAGTCATTAACTTTTACATTGGCTACATCTCCATCTTCGATAATATCAACCTTAGCACCATTATCCAATAAAATTGTGATAGTCTGTACATTGTTTTCATCTGTTTTATTTCTTGTTATTTTCATTTGTCACTCCTTTTTATTTAATTATTAATTACATGTAAATTTACGGAAATTTTATCCTAGAAGTCAAGCCTTTTTGTAAAATAAATTGTTTACACTTAATATTAATATCTATATGAATGTGATTAAAACTTGCTGAAATGTTTCACGTGAAACAATTAATAATAGTGGTGGTTTGTCGGCTCAGATACCCCACGCCCAAATCAAAAGAAAGCCAAGTCTTTTAAAGTCTGCCAATGTGTCTGAATTTAGCTCTAAATTAGCTCATATTTAAAGCATTACTTTAACTTAATAGAGGAGAAACCCCCAAGAAATAAGTTAACATATTGTATATTATCAGAAGTTATTTACCCCCCTATGACGTATGGGTAAAATTTTCCTTAAACAGATACTCTCCCACAAAAAATAGGATTTAAAAGGTCAAATCTGCGCTATAAAAAAAAATTTGAAAATAAGGTCAAAGATTGTATATATTATATTATGGCAAACATCGCTAAAATAAAAGAGAGACAGCGTGCAGCGGAGATGATGGCATTTGATCCTGATATTTCGGTATCAGTTATAGCTAAAAAGCTTGGAGTACATCAGAATACGGTAGTTGCTTGGCGTAGAGACCCAAACTTCGTAGATATGGTATATGAGCTTTATATGATTGAATTTGGAACGGATATACCTGCTGTTTTAAAGTCTATGATTAGGGAAGCTAAGGCGGGTAATGTCCAAGCGGCAAGATTAGTCCTGGAGCATAGTGGAAAACTTGTTAAGAATATAAACGTCACTATAGACAGTCCTTTTGAGAAGTATTTAAAGGCAGATAAAGCTGAGGTAGAGTTTGTAGATGCTGAGGTGCAGGATATTGTTGAGGATATACCAGATATGCCAGACGTTGAGCTTCCAGAGCGTAAGATTGAAGACCAAAAGAAGCGTGAAAAGAGTGAATATACGACTATTAAGCGTGAGAAGCATAAATTACGCAGGAAAGTTAATAGAAATAAGATGTACCACTGGAAAAAGCGAGCTAAAGCTGTTGGAATACCTAATTTGAGTGGTGGAAGACCTACAAAGGCTACAAAAGAGCAGTGGATCAAGTCTATACAGCAAAAAGAGCGAGAATTGCGAGCAAAGAACAAATGATTGAGATTATGGGTTATTATTTTGCCGCATTATTGATATTTCAGCCTATTGAGGAGATTCATAACTGTAATAACCCTAATTTAATTGGTATAGTCCCAAATGTCGTATGCGATTGGGAAGAAAAAGATTTTTACCGCACAAAGTCAAATAAACTGGTCTTGCGGAAGAAAAGAAAGGCAGATAACTTCATAAAGGCGTACTACAGGAGAAAATATTGGAATGAATAAAGCGACATGGGTTAAAATACAGCAGTGGAGAGATTATTATAATAGTACCCCAAACGGTTGGGCAGTAGCGTATATGATAGGTGAAGAATATGAAACTAAAAAAAGGAAAAAGAATGAAAAATGCATTTAAATTACTAGAATCATTTAGACAGTGGTGGGGAACAGAACCGCCAAAAGTAATTAAAAAGAAAAAAGGAAGGAAGAAACGTGCCAAAACCAACAAACAAAGATAGAGATAATGCGATTAAGTGGCTAACGACTCAATTAAGTCAATTACAGAGAGTTTTTAGTGCTTACGTTGATTACAAGGAAGATACTGGTGATTTTCAGAAGCATTTGATTGATCTAAACGAACAAGCGAGGGAAAAAGCCAAAAATGATACAAACACTACTAGCGAGGTGGATAGCTAAGAAGGGCGGAGTTGCAGTTTTATTATTAGTCGGGGATTTGATTGTAAAAACAACCAAGTCTAAGAAGGATGATAAATTGTGGAAAAAGATTAAGCCGATTATTAAGAAATATAAGTAATTAAGGTTTATCTAGTAGATTCAACCCCACCAACACCCTGAATAATGACTTTATCGTCAATAGGTATGTCTTCTGGTATCAGTTGGCAGTAGCAGTTTTCCTTACAGACCGAAAAACCACTTGCTGGAAGCCCTAGAGCTTGCCAATTCTCCCAGGTATCAACTTCACCTACCCGAGATTCGCAATCTGCACATATTTTAGGAGATCCAACGCTTACCCATCTCATCATTACGTTATCCCCATAAATATTATCTTGTCCGACTCTAAAGCCCTGCATAATTCCTCCAACAATTCCTCGTCTAATAGAATTTCGAAACTCTCCGAAGATTCGTCCGCCAGTTCGGAGATCATCTGATAAAATTTGGATAATTGCGCTGTCTCCGACTCCAGACCCTCTAAGGACAGCAATCTCTCTTTCAATTCTTGAAGCAAGAACATCAATTCCATAAGCAAGTCCGAGGGCAACCCAGAGCAGCGTGTCTTCGTCTTGTTGTTCGATTTCTTCGGCATCTAAAAACTCCTCTAAATTTTCATATTCTTCTGGCATTATTTCTTCATCGCCTTATTCATTTTATCAATAATTTTAGATTTAATCACTTTTCCCTCTTTCTTATCAAATTCTGTTGCCAAAAATGGTCTAGCGGGAACGTTTTTATTCGAGCCATAGCCAATATTATGCTTCGGAGTATCAAAACCCCTATGATGTTCTAGGGCATAACCTTCACCTTCCACACCTTTTTCTGTTGCTTTTATTGAATTTAATAATCTTCCAGTGTAATGCAGTGGCTTATTTCCCCCAGGCGTGCTTGGTTTATGTCCTGGGAATGAAGATTTAGCTTTAGAACGAGCTTCAATAGTTTTGTCACTTAAAGCTCTAAGCTTTCCATCGGTAATATTCTTTTTGGTTTTATTCGCCAAGCCTTCAGCTATAGATAGCCTAGAGTCATTTAATATCTTATCTACATTCTTGGCTAATTTAGAGAAGCTAAAGTTTGAGGTGATTTTAACTGATAATGGTTTTGCCAAATTCTTCTCCGAGCTTTCGTGACTTCATTATTTTATTAACATTTTTAAGCAAAATCTTGTTTGCGATTGATTCTCCCCACGCTTTGGGGTCTGCTATAATTTCGGAAATATCTCCATCAATTTCAATATCTATTTTATGAAGTTCTTTGAGCTTGCTGACGTATTCTCTCAAAGATTGATTGTTGCTCGTTTTCTTGTTTGTTTGCTTTGACAATTTCTGTAGCCTCCTCTATAGATAAATCCTTATTATACTTTTGCATTAGCTGCGGTTGGGTTATTAGATTGTTTTGAAGTGCGTGATTATCCATTAATATCTGATCTTGAACTGTTTTTGGATATTCTGGCTCAATAAAATCAAGTTTAAGCTCATTTGGAAGACTAATTCCATTATAGTCAGCGATTGCACGCTCAATATGATATAATTCATGTTCGTACATCCTCCAAAGCTCTAAATCGTCTTGATAATCTTCAAATCTCTCCAAATCTTTAATTTTAAGTGCAATACCTGAAGGAACTTCGCCTCCATCTTGAGCAAATTGCACATATAAGTGATTATTCTGTGCTACAAGGTCTACTTGGAACTTAACGCTCTCTATTACAGACTGAATATCCCCACCAGGAGATGCGATGCCGAAAGTTGCACCCTCTGGTAAGTCTAAAATCGAATCTGATCCCGTTCTTTTCATTCCTTTGTCACTATATACGCCTGTAACAAAAGGCTGACCGAACATTTGGAATCTAAGACCAAGTTGAAGTTCTGTCATTGTAATATTAACCTGTTCATTACAATCTACAATATCACAAGCGCCTTCCACGAAGAATGAATCTATTTGATTCTCCCTGTGGGTAAAAACAAAAGGAATAACTCCATATCCATGCTCGTATTCATCTATTATATTCCCGTTGGAATCATAATGAGCATAAATACTCTTATCCCAGTAAGCATATTCCAAGTTACGAGTATCGTAAACCTCACTTACATTATGAAGGATAGGATAAGTGATGGCTGTTGGGACAAAAGGGTTATCTTCCATATGAACATCAAAATAATAGACGGGGCGATAATCAAAGTGAGGCATTTCAGAATCATCTCTATAAATCACTTGAGTGGCTACAGTTCCAACAAGTCTTGTCATTTTTTCGATATGTTTCATCTTTGCATCTTTCTTAACGGTCAATTCATCATATCTGGAGCTAACATTACGATTTGCTCCAACATTATAGATTCTTGACATCTTATTGATGAATCTTTTTGTGAAATTTGCACTATAAACTGGAATTTCTCTAAAAGCATCAGCATCAAAAAACCTCTGTATGTATTTTTGAGTCTCAGTCCCAGAGTAGTAATCAATAAGCTTGTATATTTCCCTTCGCCTAGCCTTTGATTGACCTAATTTATATTCCTTTATCGATTCTGCTATTATTTCTTCTACTGTAGTCATTATCTATTCCTCGTGATTATTTTGTTTCGTTTTATTGGAAATTGATTTATAAAAAAATACCTAAGCATATCACATCCATGGTCGTGTCTTCCATCTTTTAGTGGCTCAGGCTTCAAATCTTTGTTTTCAACAGCTTCTGGATAGCGATAGTTTTCCAAATCTTCAGCCAATCCCAAGCATTTATTATCCAAATGTAAATACCTATTGCCATTGGCGTTTTCAATAAATCCTCTAACGTGGCTAATTCCTGAAGCAATATTCCTTGATACCTTATCTCTTATTGACCTTACATTAATTCCGTTTCTTCTAAAAATTTCTATATCTCCCAATCCTGACTGACCTTGAGCTTGCATACCTGCTGGATCTCCATAGTAAGCTCTAACATTGTAAGGTTTTGATTTAATTTTATTAATAAGCTCATCTGTCTTTATGTTTTTCTCGTGTACAATTTCGTCAATTACGTTTATATGCCATTCACCTTGTATTCTATGGACTTGAAACCAGCCCACTGCTGGCATCCTATATCCAAAATCAATAGAACAGAAAGTTGGGTAGTTTGGATTATATGGATAATGTCCAACATCGGTATTCCTATCAAAAGGATATACCTTACCCTCAAAGGAAGTAAATGCGCTACCAAATTCCTGGTCAAACATCTCCTTTGACATATTTCTTTTACGTTCTACTAAAAACGGGTCACTCTTACCTTCGGGAAACGCATATTGGTTCTCCCAAGAAGGCGCTTGATGAGATTCCCATAAAATATCGGACTTACCTAATAAAAACAAATCGTAAATCCAATTAAAACCTTGTGGGGTAGTAATAAAAATACATTTACTATCTTTTACATCAGCAAGTGTTGGTGATAGATACATTTCCCATATCTTCTTCTTAACCTTAGCAGCTTCATCAATAACAAGGAGATCAAGACCAGCTCCAACTAAAGAGTCTGGGTTATCTGCTGATTTCGCCTCTACGACACTACCCCACTTAAAGCGTATATATCGTTCTTTTTCAGAGGCTTTATCTATATCATTAGCCTTACCGATAACCATACGCTTCCAAACTTCTCTAAACATAATGTCTGCTTTATCGTAGGATAATCCAACAAGCCATATTCTTTTATTTGGCTGGGATGCGTAATAAGTTGCCTCCATCGCTGCTGCTGTAGATTTTCCAAACCTACGACCACAAACCATGACAAAAAACCTTGCATCCTCCTTCGATGGGAAGTGCAATTTAACTTGACCATTATGGGGCTTATACTCCATAAAGTCAAACCATTTTTCCTTAAATTTTTTTAGATTATTATTAAAAGTTTGCATTTTTAATACAACCTAATATAAGTTACGAAGTAGGAAACATACAAGATATTGTGTGTTTGCAATAAAAAAAACTATATATGGAGGACATAACAATGTCTGATAATACCGAAACCAACGCCACAGTCAGTGAGGAAGTTTCAACAGGGACTGAGGTAAATTCGCCCGATACCGAAAGTCCACTTGCTTATGAAAATAAGAAGTACAGGCAAAGGGCGCAGGAAGCTGAAAAACGATTAACTGAACTTGAAAAGAAGCTTGCTAGTGCAGAAGAAGCAAAGTTGAAAGAAAAAGAAGATTTTAAAGCCTTATATGAAAAGGTGTCTTCCGAAAATGAAACGTTAAGTGCTACAGCACAGAAGTGGAACAAGTATGAGGAAAATCGCAGAAATACTCTTTTAGAGTCAGCCCCTGAAGAAGATAGAGAGAGATTATCGGGATTAGATCTTGATACTCTCGAATATGTAACTGGTAAAATTAACAACGAAAAACCCAATATGCCAGAAGTTGTTGGTAGGACTAGAAATGTTCAACCACAAAAACCTTATTCTAGTATGACCGAGGATGAGAGAAGGCTTAATTGGGCTGACATTGTTAAACAAGCAAAATTAAGATAAGTCTAAAGACTTAAGGAGAAAAAAATGAGTTTATCAAATCCCTTAGCCTCCAATATGCTAATAGGTGGTGTTGATAGTTCCTCTACAATGGGAGCTAACGCTGATACACTTGCCCTAGAGTTTGTTCCTGAAATATGGGCGCAGGCAATATTAGAGAGCTTTAATAAAAATACAGTAATGACACAATGCGGTACTGACCTTTCAGGAATCGCAAAAGCACAAGGTGGGGATAAAATAAGACTACCTCACGTTGGAGTACCAACAGTGAAACCTGTTACTCAAAACGCTGAAGTCTTAGAGCAAGACAATTCTGGTACAGACACAGGCGTAGATACTGAGCTTGTTATAGATCAGCATTACGCAGCACCATTATGGTTGCCAGATGCAGTTAAAGTTCAGTCAGCTTATGATATGTTTAGCGTATATGCAGGTCAATTAGGCTATGCTATTGCTAAAGCAGTAGATAATCACCTAATGTACACAGTGGTTGCAAAACTAACATCTGTTTTAGGTAGTGGCGATGGTGTAAATGCTAACTCAACAATGAATGTTGAGGTTGGGGAAGCACTAACTCCAGCACACCTAGCATCTTTGATGGGCATTATAGCAGGTGAGACTGGAAGCACAGATGGTTGGAAAATAGTTTTAAGTCCAAAAGCTTACGGTTCTCTAGCGAACACATCTAACTTTGGCAACTCGTGGACACAAGGTTTGGGTGGTATAGCTTCTGATAACAATATCTTAGGAAAAGGTGTCGTTGGAAGCTTGTTGGGTATGCCAGTAATTGCATCAAATAGTGTATTTATGGATGTTGGATCTGTAGCAGCATCAGCAGGTGCTGGAATCCATACTGCATGGGATGGCTTTGATACAGGCGCAGACACTGATGATGACTACTTGAGAGGCTTTGCAATACATGATAGCGCACTATACTGGGCTATTCAAGACTCTAATGTTAAGCAATCATATCAGCATACATATATGTCAGATTTAATATCTACTGATTCATTGTATGGCGCAGTCGCAAGAGCTGCTGATTCGGCTGGAAACAGAAGAATCATAGCACTAACTGATAGTAAAACTTAATAGTTAGTTAATAGTTAAAATAATAAGGGGGTGGGCAACTGCCCCCTTATTATAAAAGGACAGAAATGAGAAAATTTAAATATAATGGAATAAGAGTTAAGGACAGGGGTGAAGTTCGTGGATTCTCTGATGAGAAATTAACTCCTGAGAAATTGCAAAGGTTGAAAGACAAGGGGTGGGAAGAAATAATAGAAAAATCCAAACCCAAACCCAAACCCAAACCTAAGCCTAAAGCTAAGAAGAAGGCTAAGAAGAAAAAATGAGAGACCTAGGCAATTTAAAAGAATCACTAAAGAAGCACGAAGGCTACGAACCTCGTGTATATAAATGCCCTAATGGATTTGATACCATAGGCTATGGGTTTGCAATTAAAGATTTATTTATGGACGAAGAAATTGCAGACTTGATCCTCGACAAGAAAATACGAGGTATATTAGCCAGAATACAAGGAGATGAGGATTGGGACTCTTGGTTTTTTGATAAACAAGAGCCAGTTCAAGACGTTTTAGTCAATATGATTTTCCAAATAGGATTTTCTGGCGTTAAAAAATTTAAGAAAACTATAAAATACATTAAAGAAGATAACTTTTTAATGGCTGCGGAGGAGATGCTCGATAGTAAATGGGCAAGGTCAGATAGTCCTAATAGGGCTAAAGAATTAAGCGATATTATTAAATCGCAATAACACAAAGCCAGGAGGTCGATGGTAGACCCTAAGAAGTTAGTTTGTCCTAATTGTTACCATATAGGCATGTCTAAGCAGGGAAAGTGTGCTACAACAGACAAGCAAAGGTATGGTTGCATAAAATGTCGCTCAAAGACAGTATTTCCTATTTGGGATGCTGATCACGATGTCATACGAGAGAATGTAAGATTATCTAAGCAGAAACAAAAAGCACAGGACAACAACAGAATACAAAACAAAGCGTTTCGTGAACACGCTAGAATTGAGAACGCAGTAGAGGAGTATTCTAAGGAATTAGTAAAGCTTTTTGACAAAAACAAATTAAACACAACAACTAGAAAGTTTAAGTCTAATAAAAATGCAGTAGGAGTATTGCAATTATCAGATGTCCACTTCAACGAGTTGGTGGAATTAGAAAACAACAGATATGATTTCAAAGTTGCTTCAACACGAATAAGATATTTTGTAAATAAGGCTAGAACCTATTTTAAGACAGCAGGCGTGAGTAATATGGTAGTGGCATTGACAGGTGACCTTATGAATAGTGATAGAAGGCTAGATGAACTTTTAAATCAAGCTACGAATAGAGCTAAAGCCACATTTCTTGGGGTGGACATATTGCAACAAGCTATTATAGACCTATCTGATGATTTTAATGTAACTGTCGCATCGGTTGTAGGTAATGAAGGTAGAGCGAACAAGGAAATGGGCTGGAGTGATGTTGTAGCGACAGATAATTATGATTATACAATTTTTCAATGTTTAAGGTATTTATTTAGGAAAAATAGTGTTAAATTCATACATGGAGATCCATCAGAATTAGTTCTAAATGTCGCAGGTCAAAATTTATTAATGCTGCATGGGCATGGTTCACTAAGAGGAAAATTAGATACCTCAGTAAACCAAATCGCAGGAAGATATTCGCTGAAAGGCATAAAAATTGACTATGTGATATTTGGTCACGTTCACTCAGCTAGAGTGGGCGATAATTTTGGTAGGTCATCTTCGATGGTAGGGGCAAATGATTATAGTGAGAAAGCCCTCAACTTAAATGGCAGAGCAAGTCAAAATTGCTACATATTTTACAAGAATGGTAATAGGGATGGAATAAAGGTTGATCTTCAACACGCAGATGGTGAGGGTTACGACATTAACGAGTCACTGGAGGCTTATAATGCAAAATCAACAGAAAAAAGAAAGAAAAAGAAAACAATCTTCGAGGTTGTTGTATAAGTGGACTTCAAGTCACACACCAATGGTGAGGTTTTATGAAAATGATAGATAAGAAAATATCTATTGGAACTATTTTTACTATATTGACTGTTTTGATTACTTGCATATACACGCAAGGCGCTATGGTAAATAAAATAGACTCTATTGCTTCAGACAATGAAGATAAAGCAAAGAGCATACAATCCAATAGGAATAAGATTCAGAGTTTAGAAGTAGGTCAAGAAAGGATAGAAACAAAGATTGATGAAGTTATGAAACGATTTGACCGATTAGAGACATTGATTATGGAGATGTAGTTGGATTTTCTTTCAATACTACAAGAGTTTGGTCTCCCAGTCTTAGGGGTTCTTGGTCTAGCCTGGTATGTCAATAGACAAAATCAGTTTATACAAAACGAGCTACAAACAGAGCTAAGAGAAAGTTTCACAAGATTGGAAGGCATAGTAATCAAACTGATAGACCAGAGTAAGGTTAATCAGCTTGAACAAAGAGATATAAAGGCGAGTTATAGAGCAATAGTTGAGATACTCGCATCTATGAGTGGAAATGGACTTAAAGAGAAGTTCATGAACAAACGACATAAAGATTATTAAAAGGAGATAACATATGCTAGATTCAGTATTAGGAATGTTAGGTGAAAATTCAGGTTTAATAGTAGGCGGTGGCGGATCAGCTATCGTATTATGGGTATTAAAGAAGATACCTAATGAGCATATCTGCTCAGTTGTTGAAACTGCCTTTGAGAGTATTGGCAGGGTAATGACATTAGGTTTAAATAAATGGAGTATCACTAAAAAGGTTTGGAATAAGACAATAGAGCCATGGTTTATAGATTTAGTAGACAATATTTTCGGCTCTGTAATTAGGGGTTTTATAAAGGGGCTTAGAAGTGATAATAAGGTGGCTGGCAAATAAACTTTTCCCTATATGGCAAGTAGATGAGGGGATGATAAACATTCATAAGCGATTAACTAAGCTTGAGAATGAAGCTCATTCCCCTCTCTTTGAAAAAAGCCAGCTAAATAAGATACATAAAAGATTAGAAGATTTAGAGACAAAGACATTTGTTGATCAGTTTAAAGGTATGAAAAATTATGAAGGCACAGATTAATGGCTAGGGCTTTATCGTTAGAAGATAAATTAGCTTCAGATAAAAAGCCAGTTAAGGTTGGAGAAGATTCTACTGGGCTTCTCCTTGCAGACAATGATGTGTTTGTGGAAAAAACACCGACAGAAGATTATCATGTTGCGACAAAGAAGTATATAGATGACCAAATAAGTCAAAATGCAAATATGAATTTTTATATTAAGAGTGCGTTTTATCATGGTGGAACTAACTTGGAATATATACCATTGGCAGGTGGTTCAATTACTGAGGTAACAGCATTACAAGATAGTTCTGTAGATGACTCGTTTTTTGTTGTTCCGTTTGATTTAAAAATAACTAAAATATATGCAAACATATCAAAACCAGTATCAGGATCTAACAATCCAGGGAATACAAATTTAAGGCTGTTAAAAGGTGGCTCTAATCTTTCAGGCTCTGTTACGGTTAATTTAAGTAGCGTTGGATACAACACCACAAACATACAAGATGTATATACTTGGGATTTTAGTGGAGAAACAAATACATACAGCGCAGGAGAGGTTATGCAAATATCAATAGATCCGACAAGTAACATTTACTGGGTATCATTAACAATAGTAGGAGAATATACTTAATGAGTTTAACTGGAAAAACATTAGCGAATACATATAAAGATTTATTACAAGTAGATAATTCAAATAATGGTGTAGATGCAACAACAAGAAGAATAAAAGATGGAGAAGGTAATCAGACAGCAGTAAGTATTAGTGATGATATATTTGGGGTTCAGCCAGTCAATGATAATACTGCTACAACATTTTTAGTTACCAACAATAGTGGTACAACATTGTTTGATGTTAATACTACAGATAGTAGGGTTAATGCTTTGGGGAACGATGTAAATACCCAGTATGCTACTTTTGCCATAAGAAGTGGAGGGGCATCAGCTTATTTAGCAAATACTCATCATCCACTTGCATTTGCAGGAGATAATTATAATAATGCCTTAACTGGTATTCCTGCATTTGGAACTGGTACAGATCCTGCTACTACATTCACTACATCAGATGGAAATGGCACGAGAGCAAGTGACTTAGTGCCTTGCTTATGGTATGTAATGGATGATATAAGCATAGATTCTGTAATAAGTATAGAAGGGGCAGACAACGCAACTGGAGATACGACTCGGATGCACTTATTTAGCTATGATTTCACAAGTGGATCAACATCTGCCCTATCAAATGGAACATTATTGGCACACAATAACGATGTAACTAACGCAGGTAGTGAACAAGCATATACTGGTTCTTGGACAGTAGATAGCGCAGCAGTTTCAGCAGGGAAGGTAATTTTAGGATTTTTTAGATCAGATAGCATTAATTCTGATTATTCATTACAATTAACAGTAAAATATCATTTAACGTAGGAGAAGAATTATGGGTTATGGAGCAACAACAACAGCAGGCGCTTCAGGCGGCTTTGAAGGTATTAGGGGTAGAGGTAGGAAAGCTAAGAAGCCCATATCTTCAGTTAGCAAGTCCTTGTCATATAGCGCAACAACTAACGATTTATTATTAGACATCAGTAAAGATTCTAGCGCTTCTGCGCAAAAGTCTGGCGATATTTCTATGGTTAAGGTTTCTAACACTGGAAGCTTCCCAGCTATAGCAATTTTCGGATTTCAACAATGGACAGATGAAGACACTATTGGAAACGAAAACTTCTTACATTTCCTATTAAGCCCTGGAGAGGTAATCACAATGCCCGCAGTTAGAGGCATAATGACCGATGATGACACAGACCTATATGAAGGTGATGTAGTTACAGAAGCATCTCCGCATGCAAATGAATACTTAGATTCTACAGCAA